TATGTCAATGAACCGTTGCGTCCGTGTCTCTTCAAGGGTGCTCTTGTTGCCGAGCCGAGCGTTGACCAAGGCTTGCACCCGTACGTCTTCGTGCTCCAACAAGGCTTTGAACGCTTCATCGGACTTGGCGAAAGCGTACGTTTCTTTACCCGTGGTCGGGCTGGTCTTCATAGGTGGTATGACCCCTACCCCCTTAAGCAATTCGGCAAACTTGGGGTTGCTCATCAGGTCTTTTTTGTCTACACCGGCATCTAATAACAACTTATCTTTAATGTCTTTAGTGTCTTCTAGGTGCTGCTCTAGTAAACCAAGATCAAGATCCAGCATAGGCTCAATGAACATACGTAGTGTCAAATCTATGACACGTAATTCTTGTCTAGGAAACTTCTTACCCATAATCCCGAAGAGTTTATATGTTAACTCGACATCGTTGATGCAGTAGTCGCCGTACTTATCCAGCTCTTCGTCGGTAAAGTCTACCCGCCGCTTACCTTTGGCATCTAAAACTTCGGTACCTTTAACGCCGATCTGATATCGTTCGGCCAACGCCTTGAGGCTGCCCCCAACTTCCACCCCGTGTACAGCACGGCCAATGCACAAAGTGTCAGCCCACACCCGAGGATGAATATCGAATAACCAAGAAAGTATAGCGCCATCAAACATTGTGTTGTGAGCCAAGACCATAGAGTCTTCCCACGCGAAACCACTGAAGTAATTTTTAAGCTGCTCATGTGTCCCACTCGCCCATTCAGTACGCCCATTGTTCACCTTAACGGACACACCGATCACCTCAAAACGAGGATCACGAACGTACGCTTCGGTAGTCATTTTGCTTAACGAGAAGTCCTGAGAGTAGAACGTCTCAAAATCTATTGTAATAAGATCCATATCATATCCGGTAACAAGTTTATAAGTGGGGGCTTCGCACCCCCTCGGTGTCAGTTATACTTGCATTTTGAGTCTGCTTTAACACACTGGAAAGGTCGGACTATTTTTATTTGTTTGCTATCTCACCACCACAGGCGAAATACCCTGCACCATCCACCCAGTTATCAACATGCTGGGGGTTCTGCTTGATCCTAGCTACCTTTAACAGCGCCATCATTACTGCAACATCAGTAGCAGTTAACGTAACACCGGTATGCAATGACCAGTACCCAGCGATCCGCGAGAAGTTATCCTCTGCATCACCGTGGTCTGCTTGTCTATCCCTCGTGATGTACGATCTGGCGGTACTAAGAATGCTGCTTCGGGTCACTACCTCGACCGGGGCCGGAGGTAGGTCGTTAGTTTCTACATAACTTCTTTTCACCTCTGCACTTAATCCGGTAGCAGGTACCGATACCGACGTTGCCTGAGCTGTCGATTCCCTACGTTCCTGTGCTGCTTTGAGTTCCGCGTATATCTCTTCCACATGACGATAACTACACCCTACTTTTTTAGCTACTTGGGTCAGGTCGTATATATCACCGTCAAACCAAGGGTCGAGCAATAACGATTTTATCCATTCGTCCTGTCTGTGTATCTCGGCTCTACTACGGACCTGCTTACGTAACTTATGCACATAGCTACTCACGCACCCAGCTTCTCTGGCTACAGATGCGTTACTACGGTCTCGGTCAGTTTCCAACAACTTCAATACTTCTTCTCGCTTTGATTTTTTCACATCCTTCTCCTTAAAATTCCATCTCTAACTGATCTGGATTATTAGCTTTAGCGCCCAACAAGTAGGCGACATCTTTCATGTTGGCTTCATTGATTAGAAGCGCGATTCCCTCTGTCGAGGCAATATCATCTAGGTTCTTCTGCTGCAATGCTGTCGGTTTGTTCTTACCCGCCTTGCATTCAATGCCGAAGAACCTTCCCCTGTAACAACCCACGATGTCAGGGACACCGCTTCGACCATACCCACCCGTTGCTGGGTAGAAGTAATAGGCACCAAGCTCTTTGAGCTGGTTAGTGATAACACGTTTAACTTTAGCCTCTGGGGTCATGCGTTCTCCTTGGGAACTGGTATCAGGGTGTTGCAGAATTCAAATTAAAAAGGGTTTTTCCAAATCTGCTGTTGCAGAATTCAAACTCAAAAAATGTTAGGGAAGCCCCTAACAAATTATTCATCCGCTAGTTCACGCTGCTCTTCAACGATCTCAAGCAGACGCGTTAGGGTATCCGCGATAGTATTGAGCGAAGCAACTACCTGTTCTTTCTGTTCTTTATTCATCTGTTGTTCCTTATTGATAAACCCAAAACGTATCCTCACTGATACGCTGACCGATACCGGTAACTTCCTGAATGGGCGGGGTAGAAGAAGTCATCATCAGCAGGGCAACCTTCTCTTGCATCCACTGTGGCAACTTCTCCATCCCACTATACGACCCGTCTAGCGTATTGTCAACACAATACATTCCAATACATTGCACTCTTATACAGTTTTTTCCAGCATCTACCATCACACGGTACATGGTGTCATCTGTGTTATCAGGGTACGTTGACATAGAATATCTCGTCATGAGCACGCATCCCTACGCCATCAACGTACTCGTCCATATTAACCATGAGTAACATAGACAGCTTGCCTCGGATATCTTCTGGTAACGTGTCCTCGGTGTAGCGTGTGAAAGACTCTTCAACATCGAAGTTATAGTTCTTGTGCATGTTGGCAATCGACACGGTATCGAACACTTGCTGCTCGCCCAGCATATAGGCCCGTACGTATACCATGTCTATCTTCTGTTGACGGAGCGCATACTCATCAGCTTCGTGTAGAAAAGAAGTTACCGCATCAGAGAACTCGGCATTGATGAACGTGTACCCACTGGCAACGATACCGCGCAGCTCTTGCTCTAAGCTGTCATGCAGAAATAATTTACCTCTGACTTTGGTTACCTTGTTTTGGCCTTCGTAGTCAGAATTCCACACCTTACTCGCCACGTTAGTGGCATAGTACTTCGCAACCGCGATAGGCGTATGGGGACGCAGTGCACCCAGCGCATTAGATAACGCACGCTTCGGGCTGATCGATGTCCACATGTAATGCTGCGTCCTCTCGGAACCATACTTGTCATTCCTAATTCGGGGAGACTGCACCATTATGGAGTTTGTTGGTTTGCCATCTACAGACCAGTCACCCCAACCTACCCTACCCAACACGAAGTGATCGGTGGGCAGATACACATGGATCGCACTACCGCTGGCTGTAATCTTGCGGAACTTACATGTGGGTAACTTCTTTGCCAGTGCCTCAAGGAACGCGGCGTAGATATCACTACCATGCTTCCGTTCGTTGGCGATGAACGCAGACAGATCAAACGGCCCGTCCTGTGTTTCTTCTTTCTCTAACGCTGCTACTAATACATGCTTATAACTCATTATCGTCCTCCTACAGACTTAGTTTTAACATTGTTTAAACTGCCATTCCTACTGCTACCCCAACAATCCCATGATTCATTATCACGACCATATCTTTGCAGGTCATGGGTAACGTATCTTCATGGGGGTGTGTTTGCGTACGGTGCTTGGTTGTTGTCACCGTAATCTTCTCAATGTTCTCATACCACGTACCCTCTTCCCAAATGAACAACGGGAAGTGGTCGCCATACGATGTCACGACGTACCGGCCATACCGCCATTCACCAAACAAGTTATTACCTTGAAACGATTCCTTCCGCTGCACGTACTGACGTGCTGTTACATTAGTTATCCTTGGTGCCATCTCTCTTCTCCTTCCATCGTTTGATTATGTTAGCCACAGTCACGTCACTCACACCCACTATCCTGCTGATGCGTCTGTAACCATACCCTCGGTTATGTCGGTCAAGCACTACCTCTTCCAACTCCGCACGGGTAGCGTAATTACCCTTAGTCAGGGGTCTACCGTTGAATAGCTTGGTCGATTGGGGGTGACGTTCCCCCGTCGTATAGATTGTCTCAGTCATACCTTTCTTCATAACTTGTTTGCACCAATGTGTACTACCTTGCCGCAGTCAGGCTTGGCTCGCTGGTTGTCGTACACCGCCCACAACACAGGGCAGGACCACTCGCCCCACCCGTAGTAGATGTCGCCATCGGTGAACGTAATGACAGCTTGCGGCTTGATATCGTTCTCTTCCATGTAACGTGTCACACACAAAACATCAGTCCCGCCGCCACCTGCTGGCTTGGTACTCTTAGCGATGTTGTCTATCTCGGCATCGGTATACAACTCATCACGTACCACCTTGGTGTCCCAGTACAGCAGACGTACCCGCTCGGGTCGTACCATACGGGCGATTTCGGTGACCTCGGATAAGAACGCAGTCAACTCACGCTGACCGATAGATGCTGACGTATCCATAGTGATAACAAGATCCTCGACACGCTCGGTGATACCGCTCGGCATATACACACCAGCAGATACGAACCTGCGATTGGGGCGCGACCACGTAGAGAAGTCGTTACCAGCACACGCTGACTGGATGAACTCACGCAGTACCTCACGCCAATCGACCTCGGGTGTAAGCAGATCCTCCAGAGCACGGGCACCACCACTGCCCAACTTACCGGCAACGAGTGCACCCTGACGTATAGCCTCGTCAACCTCACGACCTAACGTATCCTTCTCTTCTTGGGTCAGCTCCTCGGCACCCTCCCAGTCATGGTCATCCATGCCATCACCCAACCCACAGTCATCGTTGGGGTCAGGCTCATCCAGCGAGTCGTATATCAAGTGAAACACTTGAGCGGTATCCATGTCGCGGTACTGCTCATCGATCAACCCAACCTTGGGCATCGTGATGAACCCCATACCCTCGTCACTGTCGGACAACTGGATGTTAATCACATAGTCACAGGCAACGTTGGCTAGGGTCGGGTGCAACTTGTAAAGATGTTTCCACGTTGTCAGGTGCTTGTACATCTTGTGGTAACACTCGTGCAGTACAAGGAACCGTAGCTCTGGGTCAGTCAACCCATCAACGAACGTCCTACCATACTGCTCATCGCGGCCATTGGTGCAAGCGGTTGGGACGGTATCACTCACCGTCCGCTCGCCCACCATCAGCACACTCGCCAGACCCACGTACTTGTCGTGCGCCATGACAGACATCACTGCCTTAGACAACCGCTGCTCGGC